CGTTACAAGAACTTCGCAATTGATCCAACTCCTCTTACAGAAGGCGTTCGTATGACAACAAACGCACTTACTGCAGAGCAAATTGCAATTACAGTTGCAGAGCACGGTTACGCCGTTGCTGTTTCTGAGTTGCTACTTAATGCATCATTTGATGATGTAATGGCTTCAGCATCTCGTCTTCTAGGTCGCCACATGGCACAGTACCTAGATGTACAAGCACGTAACACTTTGTCTGCTGCAACATCAGCCGTATTCGGTTATGATCGCACCAGCCTACAAGGCGTTAACGACTGGTACAACGAGGGTACTAAGGCAACACAATTTTCTGATCTAGATGGTAACTACAAGTTATCAACTGGCGCAGTTAAGGATGCTGCTCTTACTCTTGCTGGAAAGAACATTCCTCGCTTAGGTGAGACTTATGTAATGTTCGTTCACCCATCACAATCTCGTGATATCCGTTCAAATCCAGAGTTCATTGAAGTAACGAAGTACGCCGCACCTGGTAACTTCATGCTTGGTGAAATTGGTCGTTTGTACGACGTAGTATTCATTGAAACCACTCAGGTTAAGAAGTTAGCAATCAACGCTTCTTACACAACCTCTACATCTGTTGGTGTTCCTGCATCACAGATTGAAGTTCCTGTAAAGGCTAACACAGCCCCAGGATCAGGTGGAAACCCAGTATCTGATGATTACACAGCAGATAAGGGTTACTTAACTACAGCAACTGGAAACGGTGCCGCAGTTTATGAATCAATCATGATTGGTGACAATGCATTTGGTCACGCAATCTCTCTTCCAGTTGAACTTCGTGATGGTGGCGTTCTTGACTTCGGTCGTGAGCACGCTCTTGCTTGGTATGCAATCTGGGGTCTTGGCGTAATTACAGATCAAGCGATCTGTAAGGTTTACACCAACTAATTTGCTTTACCCTGATGTCTGGGAGCCATACTCCTTCTTTGGCTCCCAGCCATCAACAACTAACTTAGGAGAATAAACAACGTGGCAAATACACAAACAAGTCCGCTTGATGCAACAGGCAAAGCAGCGGAACAAGCAGCAAAAAAGAATGCAGCAGAACTAAAAAAGCGTAAAGAAGAAATTTCTATCGCTACCCAACTTGAGGCAGAAAGTTTGGAAAAGGATATTTTTGATCCTAAAAATCCAGACGCTCCACTTGTTTTAGACGAAATTGAAAATGTTGGAGTATCAACTGCTAATGACTATGTAGTCATTCGTACTATTACTGATATTGAAGACATGACTTTTGGAGTCGGAGATACTTACACCTTTAAAGCAGGTGTTAAGTACAGAGTTCCAAGAGGACTTGCAGATTATCTAGAACAACTTGGCTATATTTGGCGGCCTAACTAAACCTAGCCCGTCTTTAATAGTCCGACTCTCAACTGGTTCCCGCCCTCCTCCCAGTTGGGAGTTGGACCTTTTTTTGCACTGAATAAATATTAGTTACACGAGATGATTAGCAAATAGAATTCACGGAGGTTATGTGGCTACGATTTCAAGCCTTGCGGATCGATTAAGGTCTGAAATTGGCGATACACCTAAGTCTTTTGTGTACCCATTTACGGCTGATGGTACAACTAATCGCTTTCTAGTTCCTTACTCTCCCCTTGATGGTGCAAACCTTGTTGTAAATAAGAACGGTAGCGATGTTTCAGCCGATGTTCAAGTTGAAGAGGCTACGGGTTATATAGTATTTGATACCAGTCCTGCAGATGGGGACACAATTATTGTTGCTGGTAACTACTACCGTTATTTTACTGATACTGAAACTTGTCAATTTGTAAGTGATGCCTTTATTCAACACTCAGCATTTCATACAGATGCTTATGGTAGAAATGTAAGTTTAATGAACTTACCTACATTAGAAGAGTATCCAGTCGTTGTATATGCTTCAACTCTTGCTTTATATACCTTAGCAAATGATGCTGCTTTTGATATTAACGTATTTGCTCCAGATGGTGTAACAATTCCACGATCTGAAAGATACCAGCAATTAATGCAAATGATTCAAACCAGAAAAGAACAATACAAAGAATTATGTTCACAACTTGGTATTGGTCTTTACAAAATTGATGTATTTAGTTTACGTAGAATTTCTAAAACTACAAATCATTATATTCCAATATTTCAACCTCAAGAAATTGATGATGCTTCAAGTCCTGTTCGTGTTCATCTTCCTACTCCTACTTACGGTAATGTTGAATTGCCTGTAACAGTTGTTACTCAAGATTTAAATGTTTATGAAGGTGATGCTTATGAATTTAGTATTCGTTTAGGTATTGAGGTAGATACCCTTACTCCATTAGCAGAAATTAGAGCACTTCCAGGAGCGGCTCAATTAATAACTACTTTTACAATAACAAAACCAGCCATTACAGAAGACGGAGACAACCTTCGTACATTAGTATTATCTCTTACAGGTGCCCAAACACGTTTGCTTCCTGGAACTTCATACTACGATGTACAATTAACAAACGGAGATAATGTAACTCATACATATGTTTCAGGCAAAATTTTTAAGACAGCAGAGGTAAGCCAATGAGCCCACAATATCAACGCCCAGGGGCTAATCAGGTACCAATTGCAGTCAATGACGTTGTTTTAATTACAACACCAGATGGTACAAACCATCCCGCAGGATGTGGTTGTGGAAGTTGTAGTGGCGGTGGAGGAACAACTGGTACTCAAGGAACGCAAGGTGTACGTGGAGCACAGGGATTACAAGGCGTACAAGGTACTCAAGGATTGCTTGGTACTGGTACACAAGGTGTTCAAGGAAGATTAGGTACCCAAGGAACTCTTGGTACACAAGGTATACAAGGTACTAAAGGTGATCCAGGAACTCTTCAAAGTATTGCTACCTATGTGGCATATGAACATACCCAAGGAGCAGCCAGTGCCTCTTGGACAATTAATCATAATTTAGGATTTAAACCTAACGTTACAGTTGTAGACTCTGCTGGTAACATTGTTGAAGGTGAAATTACGTACACCAATTCGAACTCACTTACGGTCTCTTTCCAATCAGCCTTTAGCGGATACGCTTACTTATCTTAAGGAGATAAAAGAATATGGCCCGTAAGTTTTTAACCCCAATTGATTTAAACAAACTTGAATTACAAAATGCCAAGGTTCAAAACTTAGGTACACCACCAGCAAATCCAGTCGAAGGTCAGATTTACTATGACACATCCGACAAAGTTGTAAAGACATGGAATGGCACTGCGTGGATTAACGCAAGTCAAGGTACACAAGGAACTACTGGAGCACAAGGTACACAAGGTACCGTTGGTGCACAGGGAACACTTGGTACACAAGGAACTTTAGGTAGTCAAGGTACAACAGGTGCACAAGGCACTGTTGGTTCACAAGGTACAGTTGGTTCACAAGGAACTGTTGGCTCACAGGGCACAGTTGGTTCTCAAGGTACAGTTGGTTCACAAGGAACTGTTGGCTCACAGGGCACAGTTGGTTCTCAAGGTACAGTTGGTTCACAAGGAACAGTTGGTGCTCAAGGTACTGCTGGTTATGTTGGTGCTGATGGTGCACAAGGAACTGTTGGATCACAAGGTACAACAGGTTCACAAGGAACTGTTGGCTCACAGGGCACAGTTGGTGCACAAGGAACACAAGGAACTTTAGGTGCTCAAGGCGTACAAGGTACTGTTGGATCTCAAGGCACACAAGGAACGCTAGGAGCGCAAGGTACAGTTGGTTCACAAGGTGTACAAGGTCTTGATGGAATTCAAGGTACACAAGGTAAAGAAGGTAACTTCGGCGGGGTAACTGTTGAGTACGAAACTGCAGCCAGTACAACAATGGCTGATCCAGGATCAGGAAAAATTAGATTTAATACTGCAGATACCTCAGTTTCAACACACATTGCAATTGATCAAAATGATATTAACGCATTTAATCTTGCTTCTTATTTACAAACAATTGATGATTCTACGTCGCCAATTAAAGGCCATGTAAAGATTACTGATAAAACAAATGCTGCAGTATTTGGTATCTGGGCTATCAACTCAATGGTTGATAACAGCGGTTGGTACAACCTTGATGTAACTCCACTATCAGGCAGTGGCAATATCCCAGACGGTAGTGATGTACTTGTAACATTTGCTCGTACAGGTGATGTCGGTGCACAAGGTACTCAAGGTACTCTTGGAGCGCAAGGCGTACAAGGTACTGTTGGTTCACAAGGCACACAGGGAACACTAGGAGCGCAAGGCACACAAGGAACTTTGGGTGCACAAGGCGCTGTTGGTTCACAGGGTACTGTTGGATCTCAAGGAACCGTTGGTAGCCAAGGTACTCTTGGTACACAAGGTGCTGTAGGTTCTCAAGGAACTGTAGGAGCCCAAGGTACTCAAGGTACTGATGGAACTCAAGGTGTACAAGGAAGTGTTGGTACACAAGGAACTCAAGGAACCGTTGGATCTCAAGGCGTACAAGGAACTGTAGGTTCTCAAGGTACACAGGGAACTCTTGGTGCTCAAGGCACACAAGGAACTCTTGGTGCTCAAGGTACTAATGGTATTCAGGGTATACAAGGTAAAGAAGGTAACTTTGGCGGCGTAACTGTTGAATATGCATACAGTACAACCACCGC